GTGGAATCGAAGTCCTTGATCTCTCACCGAGAGGTCATGACTTCCCAGCCGACCACCGATCCCTCCCTGATGGCCTCCGCTCGCAAGTTCGCAGCCTGGTTTGCCCAACGGCACTTCCAAGCTGCGGACTTGGTTGAGAGGGTGTCACCCACTCCCTCCGCGTCGCTTTCGACGGGGAGGAGAGCCGGTGGCACCCGAGAGGAGGCCCGACGTCTGCACCGGCAGTGGATCCAGTCTCTACCCTTAGAGCACTGGACCCGCCCCGATGCATTGACGTTCTTCGACCCCGGCCCTGACTCTGCCTTCCTCCCGCAGGAGGTAGAGTCAGTTCGGTCGAATCAGGGATCCGCCGACGTCGCTCGTGCAGCCGCATGGCTCACGGCGACGCGTCCGTTGATGAACAGGGTGACTACCGTGGCTGAGCGGGGCTACAAGTGCAGAGTCGTCTCTGCGCCTGAAGCCCACGCGACAGTCGCCGGTAGTGTGCTTAACAAGGCACTCCTGAAGGGGGTGTCTCGTTACGCCCCCTGTTCTCTCTTCCTCAAAGGGAAGCGCCGCGAGGCGATGGAGCGCGTTGTCAGATCTTCTTCAGATCCTGACAGCGTGTTTGTCTCCACCGACTTATCCGCGGCGACGGACCGATTACCACACGATTTGGTTCGTTCAATCGTGATGGGAATCGTCGACGGTTGGGAGGGGCTACCAGATTTGTGGGCGGAGGCCCTGTTCGCTCTCACTGGCGAACAGGACCTCCGGTACCCTTGGGGCCAGGAGGTTAAGTCCTCCTGCGGCGTGTTGATGGGGCTTGGGCCCTCGTGGCCCATCATGTCCATCATACACGCGTGGTGGTTTGAAACCGCCCTCAAGTGTACTGGACGCTTCCCCACCAAACCGGAGTTGAACACCGTCGCCTTAGGCGGCGATGATCTCTTCGGTAGGTGGCGTCCGGAGGTTCGCGATGCTTATCGGTCGATCGTTTCTGTTTGCAACGGAAAACGGTCGGCAGGTAAGGATTACGAATCTCCGACTGCGGGGAACTTTACGGAGATCTCGGTCTTCGTTAAGTCCCCCGGAAGCGTCCAGTACACTTGAGGGCGGTTTCAAACCACCACGCGTGTATGATGGACATGATGG